TCGTAATCCAACAGACTTTGAAAACCTAACCAACATAGGAGTATGACAACATGGAACTATCCCTAATACGAAGTTTAATGGACAAGTCGTTCTACGATGACCATCGTGGTGCTAAGTGTCCTGACCGCCTGTTCAGTAAGGATGTGCGGAAGATTAAGAAGACCATTGACATGGCGATGGACAGGTACAATCGTACCGTAACACCTGACGAGGTAGAGGCACTGTTCATGTCGGATAACCCGACACTGACTACTGCACAGAAGCAAGCCTTCTCATCCCTGTTTGCCAGTGTGAAGAGAGAAAACACGATGGGCAGTGATGTAGCACAAGAGGTGTTATCCAAGTTATTCCAACAGGTGATTGGTGAAGATGTAGCCAACATTGGATTTGACATGGTGAATGGTGATGCAAACACACTTGAATCTCTACGCACTTTGCTTGAGCGATATGGCGATGACTTCATTCCTAACCTCAACATTGAGTGGGATGACATCAGCATTGAGACACTCATGGCAAAGGCTGAACTGGAAGCGCGATGGACATTCAATATACCACCAGTAGCACGTAAGGTAGAAGGTGTATCAGGTGGGCAGTTGATTGAGGTAGGTGCTAGGCCAAACACTGGTAAGACATCCTTCCATGCGTCATTGATTGCTGGCCCGAATGGGTTCGCACATCAGGGTGCTAAGTGTATCATCCTGTGTAACGAAGAACCTACACACCGTGTTGGTGCAAGGTACTTAACTGCCGCCGCAGGTATGTCTGCTCGTGAAGTACGAGACAACATGAGCAAGGCACAGGCACTGTATGCACCTGTCATGCAGAACATTAAGATTAAGGATGCAGGTGGTCGTGACATGGCATGGGTTGAGTCCGTATGTAAGTCATACAAGCCTGACATACTTGTGCTTGACATGGGTGACAAGTTTAGTGTAGCAGGTAGCTATGCTAGAGAAGACCAAGCACTAGCGGCTTGTGCCATCTATGCTAGGCAGATTGCCAAGACATACGACTGTGCTGTATTCTACATGTCTCAGTTGAGTGCCGATGCAGAAGGACGTGCTCAGTTAAACCAGAGCATGATGCAGGGTAGCCGCACAGGTAAGGCGGCAGAGGCTGACCTGATGATACTGATTGGTAAGTCACCTTCAGTTGAAGGACAGGAAGAAGAAAGCCCACTACGCCACATCAACATCGTGAAGAACAAGTTGAATGGCTGGCATGGCATGGTGAATTGTAACTTAGATTACTTGACAGCGAGGTATGAAGGATGAAACTAACACTTGATGTAGAGAATACTGTCACACACCGTGGGGGAAAGATACACCTTGACCCTTTTGAGACAGAGAATACACTGGTCATGGTTGGTGTTCTTACAGACCAAGGGCAGGAAGACTTGATTACTTTTGACCACAGTGAGTGTGAGCATACCTATCACGGTCATAACTTACTTCAGAAGTGGCTTGACCAAGCGACTGTTCTTATCATGCACAATGCAGCACACGACTTGCTGTGGCTATGGGAGAGTGGGTTCAAGTATGATGGGCCTGTGTTCGACACAATGCTTGCTGAGTATGTGTTACAGCGTGGGCAGAAGCAACCTCTATCACTAGAAGCATGTGCTGAACGCTATGAGTTGGACACACAGAAGCAGGACACATTGAAGGAATACTTTAAGAAGGGTTACAGTGTTCGTGATATACCACACGATGAGTTGTCACACTACCTATCTGCTGACTTACACGCCACACAACAGCTTTCAGATAGGCTGTGGGCTAGGTTAAACTCACAGGCTGATGGCGGCTTACTTGGTACAGTGATGCTGACTAATGAAGTTGCTGTATGTCTTGCTCGTATATATCAGCGTGGCTTTACCGTTGACCGAAGCAAGCTGGATGAAGTGCGTCAGGAGTTTGAGGCTGAGAAGCAACAACTTGAGATAGACTTACAAGAGCATGTTCGTAGGCTGATGGGTGACACACCTATCAATCTGAATAGCCCAGAGCAATTGTCATGGGTAATTTATAGCCGCAAGGTAGTAGACAAAACCTATTGGGGCAATGCTATTGACCCATATATGGATGATGCAGACTTCCGTAGCTTAGTTGCATCAGGAACTGAGCGTGTGTATAAAACTAAAGCAGAGCAGTGCAGGGACTGTAATGGCACTGGCTATATTAGAAAGGTAAAGAAAGATGGAACACCTTTTGCAAGACCCAATCGTTGTACGGTTTGCAGTGGCAACGGTTATACTTTGGTTAATCTATCTAGCCCAGCAGGTATTGGTTTCAAACCGCCGTCAGCTAAATGGGCTAGTGCGAATGGCTTTAGCACAAGCAAAGGTAACCTTGAGTTACTTGAAAGCGTTGCTAAGTCAAAAGGTATGACAGATGCTGTTGACTTCCTATCCAAAGTGCGTAGGCTGTCAGCAGTTGACACATACCTGTCATCCTTTGTGGAAGGCATTGACCTACACACAAAGCCTGATGGCAAGCTGCATGTTCGTTTGTTACAGCATCGTACAGCGACAGGCAGGTTTAGTGGGGCAGACCCTAACATGCAGAACATGCCACGAGGTGGTACGTTTCCTGTGAAGAAGGTGTTCGTGTCTCGTTTCGATGGTGGTAAGATACTTGAAGCTGACTTTGCACAGTTGGAGTTTCGTGCCGCCGCATTCTTATCACAAGATGGAGTTGCTATTGAAGAAGTATCTTCTGGATTTGATGTACATGCATATACCGCTGAAGTTATTACTACCGCTGGTCAACCTACGAGTAGGCAGGATGCGAAAGCGCATACTTTTGCGCCGTTGTACGGAGCGACAGGCTTTGGAAGAACAAAGGCAGAAGCAGAGTACTACACACACTTCAACGAAAAGTACAAGGGGGTCTCAGATTGGCATTCCCGACTGGCTACAGAAGCTGTAAACACACGTAAAATCACAACCCCATCAGGGCGTGAGTTCTCATTTCCTGATGTAGTCCGTAAGGTGAGTGGACGTATCTCTCACTTTACACAGATTAAGAACTATCCTGTGCAGTCGTTTGCTACAGCAGACATTGTACCTGCGACATTATTGCATATCGAAAAACTACTTGACGGTATGCAGTCATGTGTGGTAAACACTGTACATGATTCGATTGTAATTGATGTTCATCCTGATGAAGAAAGGAGAGTACTTGAAGTGATTGAACAAACAAACAAGGAACTGCCATACCTTATAGCAATGCGTTGGGGTGTACAGTTTAACGTGCCACTCTTACTTGAAGCAAAGATTGGCCCAAATTGGCTTGACACAAAAGATGTGTCGTGATATAACTATGACTTTCTAACTCGAATGAAGGAGTATAACATATGGAACTAACAACTATTGATACTAATAACTACGCAGCGATGGCTAAAGCTATGGGCATTGCCAATGAAACACCACGTGAACGCAAGCAGTCTAGTACCCTTGCTCGTTTGCGTATTAACCATTCCCCTGTCATGGGAACTGCCGATGTTAATGGCAAGGCAGTGAACATGGAAGTAGTAAGTGGCGGAACATATAAACTGGAGATTCCAGATGGCCCAACTTACTATGCAGAGTCCATCAAGATTCGTCCTTACCTACAACGCTTCATGTACAAACGCTTTGTACGTGGTGTAGGAGACCAGCCTAATCGTTATGTGAAGACTGTCATGGCTGACACTCTTAACATTGACTTGAAGGATAATGATGGTGGCTTTAACTGTGGTAAGCCAGCAGGTTGGGTGAAGGACTTTAGTGAACTGCCTGAGAAGACACAGGAATTACTGCGTCAGATTAAGCGTGTTCGTGTAGTGCTTGGCACAGTTGAACTGGTCAATGCTACTGATGCATCAGGTAACTCTGTAACTGTGGATGAAACACCATTCATCTGGGAGATTGAGAACCGTGATGCATACAAGAATGTAGGTACAGCATTTACAAAACTGGCTAAGATGAAGCGTCTGCCTGTGCAGCATATCATCACTGCCAATACAGAGGAACGCAAGATTCCTACTGGTGCAGTGTTCTACCTTCCTGTTGTGTCTCTTGATGTAAGCAAGACACTTGAACTTACCGAAACAGAACAGAGTATGTTTGGCGACTTCATGCAGTGGGTTCAGAACTACAATGAATACATCATCAACGCATGGTCTGATAAAGCATCAAGCCACAATGACAAAGATGATGAGATGATTGTAGATGGAGTCATTGACTTTGAAGAAGTGGACGTAGCATAATGAACCATCCAGCTGAATTGGCGTTGCATCAATACATGGAGAATGCTGCTAACGGCAAGTCTACCATGTCTGAGGCTACCATCAAGCAAGTTGCTAATGATGTAGTTGAAGCGTTGCAACGTCAGTTTGGCGGTGGCAACAAGCGTGACAAGTTTAGTCTGCGTATGTCTAACATAGGTAGGCCAGCTTGTCAGCTTTGGTTTGAGAAGAATGAACCAGAGAAAGCGTTGCCTCGCCCAACAACATTTGTAATGAACATGATGCTTGGCGACATCGTTGAGGCTGTGTTCAAGGGACTACTTAAAGAGGCAGGAATTACATATGAAGATGCAGACAAAGTTAAGTTGGATATTGATGAGAACACATCCATCTCAGGCACATACGATATTGTTATTGATGGTGCTGTCGATGATATCAAGTCAGCGTCTAACTGGTCTTATCAAAACAAGTTTGCTTCCTATGATTCCCTAGCAGAGCATGATAGCTTTGGCTATGTAGGTCAGCTTGCTGGCTATGCTAAAGCATCAGGCAAACGTGTCGGTGGATGGTGGGTAGTAAACAAGGCCAATGGGGAGTTTAAATATGTTCCAGCCTCAGGTCTTGACATTGACAAGGAACTATCCCATATCAAGGATACTGCACAGAAGGTAGCAGACAATAAGTTTGAGCGTTGCTTTGAACCTGTGCCTGAGACATTCAGGAGTAAGCCAACAGGTAACACAGTCTTAAACGACAACTGCATCTTTTGTGCATATCGTTTCTCTTGCTGGCCTACATTAGAAGAAAGACCAGCAATAGCATCGAAGGCAAAGGAACCAAAAATGGTTCCGTACATTTCAATAGCAGATAACTACAAGTAATGCCAAACGCAAAACAATTTCGTGCCGCACGTAAGTACGGTTACAGGAGTGGGCTAGAACACAAACTAGCCCTCTACCTTGATGAACTCAAAGTCTCCTATGACTATGAGAAGATTAAGATAGAGTGGGAAGACTTAGCTTACAGAACCTACACTCCTGACTTCGTTCTTGATAATGGTATTATCATAGAGACTAAGGGCATGTTCACTGCAGCAGATAGACGCAAGCATCTTGCTATACAGAAACAGCATCCCACTCTTGACATACGATTTGTGTTTGAGAATAGCAGACGCAAGTTACGCAAGGGTGCTAAGTCTAACTATGCAGAGTGGTGTATTAGATATGGCTTCCTCTATTATGATAGAGTTATTCCAGAGGAATGGCTTAAAGAGAAAGGTAAGAACAAACACCAAAAGTTTATTAAGTTTAGCGGAACCAAAGTAAAAAGGAGATGACACCATGGACTATGATATGAGTATTAAGGATGAAGACTTTGTGATTAGAGTAAGACCCTCATATGAAGAGGGCAAGTGGACAGGAGAGATTGACATTAGCATTATATCTAATGCAGAAAACCCTCTTGACCTAGACTCTTATTCACAACTCATGCACTTCTGTAAGATGATGTGTGCAACTGTACCTATTATGGAAGACAATGAAGAAATACGAGACTTAGCCCATAACTTTGTGCTTGACATAATAGATGACGATGAGGTATATATAGGCTTCGAGCCTGAGAAATCAGTAGATATATCTCATGAGGGTGACAACATCATACGGTTAAACTTTGGTACTAAGACAAAGGGGAGTGCATGACATGACAGATTACGGCAAGATTATACGAGAGTATGAAGAAGAAGAAAACCAACGAAGGGCTAAAGAAAAAAACGACATGATAAATAGTCCACCACACTATAACAAATCTGGCATTGAATGCATTGACGCTATTGCCGCCGCTACTGGAGAAGGGTTTGAGTATTATCTTCAAGGCAACATCATGAAGTACCTGTGGCGTTATCGT